GCCGAGCGATCCGCACCCACCCGACCGCCTCCTCGTCGGCGGCGGCGGCGTCATGCACCACACGCCGACCGCCCTCCACCGCCAATTCCTGGGTCGCCCCGGCGAGAGTGGTCGTCATGGTGTCGGCGGCGCGCTGCGGCGACCTCCCGGCGCGGATCGACCGCTGGTAGGACGCGATGCCGGTCGCGCGCACGGTCGCGTCGATCCGCTCCTCGTCCAGGTCCTCGAGGCCGACACCGGCGATCCGGCCAAGCTCGTCCCACACCTGGTCGTCGGTCATGTCCTCGATACGCGGCAGCGGCCCGGCCCGGCGTGCCCCCGCAACACCGGACGCGCGGCGCGCATCCAGGTAGTACCTGGCGCCCATGGTGGCCGAGGTGCGGTGATACCGCTGCACCAGCGCCGACACCGCGAGCTGTGTCGCGTCCCACGACCCGGCCGGGTCATCCGGCCGGAACACCTGCCGGATCAACGAGACCAGCTCCGCGACGAAGCTCGCGACAAGCGTCCGCTGCCGGGCCGCGTACGCCGCGCCGAGCGCCGACACCGCCGCGGCCTGCTGGGCGTCCATCACGCCCCAGCCGACTCAGCCTCGGCCTCGGCCTCGGTCTCGGGCTCGGGTGCGGGAACCGGCGGGGTGCGGTCACCGGCCGTGACGGCGACGAGCTGCCGCATCGGGTCACCGGCCTCAGCCGCAGCCCTCCACCGCTCAACGTCCTGCTGCGTCACCCCGGGGATACGCTCCCACAGCATCTCCGGCGGCACCTGCAGCATCTGCGTCAGCTTGCCGAGCGCGTCCACCGTCTGCGCCAGGGAGCGGGACTCGGTGTCACGCCAGATGACCTGAGCGGACACGTCCCGCCAGCCCTCCTCGTCGCCGGCGGCCAGCGCGGCGAGCCGCAGCGTCTGCTCGTGACCCTCACCGAAGATCGACTTGTACTCGGCGACCTTGGAGTTCAGGCCGTCCCGGGCAGAGTTGAGCGCCTCCGCGGACAAGTTGGCCATCTGGCCCAGCAAGTGATTCGGCGGCGTCTGCGAGATCGTCGCCATGTGCCGGATCGTCTCCTCGGCCGACCGCAAATACTGCTCAAGGTCGGTCGCGGAGAACTCACCGAAGCGAGCGTCTTTGTTGTCGGTCACCCACAGCCGGTCAACCGCCGCCTGAAACGGCGCCTTCGGACGACCCTCCTCGTCCTCGACGACCAGGCCCGCGGCCCACCTTTGCTTGAACGCCGCGAACTGCTCGGCGATCATGCGGCCGAAAACGGTCGCGTTGAGCTGGTCCTGCAGGTCGATCAGCGGCTCGACCTCACCGCGCACACAATCGTCACCGTCCAGGTCATCGCCGGACAGGTACCGCACGACCGGGCACACCCCAAGCCCATGCTCCTCGACGCCGCCGTCGTCGACAGACAACGCCCCTTGGGGATCACCGGACCCGACCAGCGTGAACCGCCGCTCGTCGTCGTACAGGTGGACGATCCGCTTAGCCTTCCCGTCGGGCTGGTTCTCGGTGCGGACCTCCACCGCGTACAGCGGCCACTCGTCTTCCACCGGGTCGGCGTAGTACGCCGTCATCCGACGCGGCGACTTAGGCGTGATCACCGGCACGCGGGGCGCGTCATCACCGTCCCCGAGCATGCCCGGCAACACCAGCGTGTACGCCACCCCGTACTTCAGCGCAGCACGGTGCAGGCCATGCTGGCGGCCGTCCATCCGGTTGGCCTGCCACCACTCCCACGCCCGCGCATTCTCCGCGCTGCGCTCCGTCCGGTACCCGTCCACGTACAGCGACTGCGCGACGACCGTCACCACCAGCGGCAGGATGTTGACCTTCGCGCGGCGGATCAGCCACCGGTATTCCTGCTGCGCACCCCGAGGCACGTACATCGATACCTGGCGGCCCGCCACATAGTCGGCGATCCGCTTGAGACGGTCCTGCTCGCGCTCCCGCAGACCCAGCAGCCGCCGCGCCATATCCGGGGCCTGAGCCTCCGCAAGAGCCACCAGCAGCACCCCCTCGTCAAAATCCGTAAAGCCGACTCGGCCGCGACCTGGCCGACCGGGTCTTGTACGCGTCCGACGCCAGCAGCAGCCGACGCACCATCCGCGCGCCGATCATGCACACACCAGCGTCGATCTTCATCGGCGAATCCGGGGTCTCCTTCGCCACCGCGACACCCCACCGGTTCGGCCGCCGCCTCATGTTCGCCACATGACGCGCCAGCACCGCCGACCCGTCATGAGTGAACGCCCGCTCAGCGATCTCCGCCTCGGTGTGCTCACACGCCATCGTGAAGTCGTACACGTGAGACCGCATGTCCCACGCGATCGGCTCCGGCTGCTTACCCCCCGGAACCGCCTTGATCAAAAGCCGGTCGGCGTACCGCTCAGGCCAGGTCACCTTCGTGAAAGACTCCCACTCCTTCACGTCGGCGAAGAACGCCAGCACACGCCACCTGTTGAACGCCAGGTCCACAGCGGCGTCGACCAGCGGCACCGGCACCACGTCATCGGAGTCGTGCGCCGGGTCCGGCTCCCACACCCCGATCTCAAAAACGTGCCCAGAATCGACCTCACAGCCGATCAGCGCCGTCGCGTCCCGGCTCTTGGACCCGTCGAAGAACATCACGATCTCAGCGCCGTCCGGAACCACGTGCGCCGGGTCCGCCATCGCCGCCCACGCCTGCGGGGTCGTCCACGCATCATCAGGCGCGGTCGGCCAGTTCAGATACTTGCGCTTGGAGTCGTCCGGGCGGGCCGACTTCCGCCAGACCCGCTGCATGATCGGCCGGACGTCGAGCACCCCGTCCGGGCCGCGCTTCCAGTCACAGTCCCCGTACACCCATTCCAGGGCCCGCCGCAGCGAATCCGGGTCCGACATGTCCGTGTCCGGCGGCGCGATCCGCGCGTCATACAGGACCCGGGACTCGCCGCGAAGCCGCCCCTCCTCCTGCGCGACCCAGTCCTCCCACGTCGCCTCGGCGACCGCCCCGATCCCCGGCTTCCACGCGTTCGCGGTCTCCAGCAAACGCGACCCCGACTTGGCCAGGTTGTCCGCCAGCGTCGCCATCAGCTCCGGGCCCCCATTCGACGGGACCCAATGCTCGGTCTCGTCCGCCACCGCGAACGACCCCTCAGCGCCTTCCGCGGCCGTCGCCGACGAGGTGATCACCTCAAGCGTCCCCTCAGGGAGCTTGTAGTACTTCGTCTTGCCCGGATCCAAGCCGCACTCGGCGACCACCGCCGAATGCTTCGGCGCGAAAGCCCGAACCATCCGCATCGTGTTCGCCGTCTGCGACTCGGCCGTCGCGGCGATCTGCACAAGCGGCATGTCCACCGGCCGGCCCGCGCACCCGCCCGGCAGGCGCGAGTCCTTCCGCGCCAGCCGCACCGGCGCACAGAACTCGATCAGCGCAAGAATCGCCGCGAACGGCGACTTCCCCGACCCCTTCGCGAGACGGCGGGCACCATGGTTGAACAGCCACTGGCCCTCGTCGTCCATCGCATACCACCACAGCAGAAACCGCATCTGGTCGCGGGTCAGCCGCAGCGGCTTACCAGCCCTAGGGCCGTTCGGCTGAATGAGCAGGCTCTCCGCCCAGCGGATCGCCTCCCACCCCAGCGTCATCGGCGCCGACGTCGAGTAGGGGTCCCACGGCCAGTCCGGCAGCGTCGCGAGACGACTAGTCGGCGGCTCGGAGTCGCGCGCGAGCCTCATCGATCCAGGAGACATCCGGCGCCTCCTCTTCGACCTGTCCGCGCTCCAGCTCCACGCGCACCCTGCGACGGTCGCCCTCAGTCACCAAAAGCGCCGTCATCGCCTTCAGATACGCCGCCAGCGACGCACCCTTCATCGGAATAGACGCCTTCACCGGCTTACCGGTCTCCGGGTGCAGACCGACCACCTGCGGCTTCAGGTCACGCGAGATCGACTCGGCGATCAGGTACGCCGTCGCCCAATCCGAAGGCTCGTAAAAATACGCCTGCCCCGACTCGGCGAGCGACTCGTACCAGCGTCGCGCGACCGGGTGCCACGCCTTATCCGCCGGTGGAACCTCCACGTTCGCCGCGCCTGGCACGCGGTCAATCGCCTCCAGCTCCGACTTCGCGCGGTGCCCATGCCGCTGGTTGGAGCGCTTAGGGACCGGGCCACCCCTACCGGGGACACCAGCCACGATGAACCTCCCACGAGGTCGCCACTCACAGTCACATGCCTGCTA